CCTAAAAAAAGCTCCGGTGGTATATTTCCTGGAATGTTTTTGATTCTCACTCATAACGTCCTTACAAAACTATAGTAAAACTCTATAGAAGTAGCAAGAAAGGGGTAACATGGCAACCCGTCGAGTCGATAAAGATTCTATAAAGCCTCGTCGGTCGGCAACAACTCCTGAAGCTCGAGAAAACCAATTGGTTGCAGCCGCTGTAGACTTGGCAGAACAACAAATCTTAGCGGGAACAGCATCGTCTCAAGTAATTACACACTATTTGAAACTTGGTTCGTCTCGCGAGAAACTAGAACAAGAACGTTTGGAAAAAGAAAACGAACTCTTGGATGCAAGGCGTGAAGCACTAGCTGCTCAAGGTAGAATTGAAGAACTTTATGGTGAAGCACTTAACGCAATGCGTTTGTACTCAGGACAAGTTACAACTAATGACGATCCTTATGATGATTAAAACATATTCTGAATTAGTACGACATGACACTTTTTTAGATAGGTTTAATTACCTAAGTCTTCGCGGGCATGTAGGGAGAGAAACCTTTGGGTTTGATAGGTGGATTAATCAAGCTTTTTATAAATCTAGGGAATGGAAACAAGCACGTCAATATGTGATTGCTAGAGACTTGGGGTGTGACTTAGGGGTTGACGGATACGATATTCATTCGCAATTGTTAGTTCATCACATGAATCCTTTAAGTCCAAGCGACATTGATGATGCTTCGTTAGACATACTAGACCCAAACTTCTTAATAACAACAACGCACAGAACACATAACGCAATTCATTATGGTGACTCAACGTTGTTAACACAACCTTTTGAACCACGGACTCGTGGGGATACAGCTTTATGGTAAAAGGAGATAACATGTTTGGAAGGTTACCAGCTCCAGCGCGACACTTGTTGCTTTTGATTTTAGCGGCAAGTTTAACTGGTTTACTAAAAACTTTGCCGTCACTTGATATTCCAGTTGATGTGATTCCGTTTGTGACTGGTTTTATTGCCGTTATTTTAGCATGGGTGACGCCGCTTGTCCAATCTTATGGCCTTGGCGTCGTGCCAGAAATTGCGGATGCAACTTCGTTGGACGATCTTGTCCAAGCGACAGACAATTCATCGCAACCAGAAGACGGTCCGCAAAGGATCTCACAAGATCCCGATGATGTGATTGAGTCTACAAATGAAACTGAGGTAGTTTAAGATGACAACATCCGAAGATGTCTTACGCGTAGCGCGAACCCAAATTGGTTATAAAGAAAAAGCCAACAACAATAATAAGTATGGCGCTTGGTATGGTCTAAACAATAAACCATGGTGCGCTATGTTTGTGTCTTGGGTTGCAAACGAAGCAAAAGCTACGACGATCATCCCTAAGCATGCGTACACTCCAGCCGGAGCTGCGTGGTTTAAATCAAAAAAGCAATGGCACACGTCGCCTCGTGTTGGAGACATTGTATATTTCAATTTTCCAAACGATGATGTAGATCGAATCAGCCACGTTGGTATTGTTGAGGCTGTGATGAAAGACGGCTCAATTGTAACCATTGAGGGCAATACAAACAAAGCTGGGTCACGTGTTGGCGGAGGCGTTTGGCGTAAAATTCGTAAAACTGGGGTAGTTGGCTATGGTCGACCAAACTATAAAGTAGTCAAGCCAGTCGTTGCCAAGCCCAAGCTAAAACCTGTTAAGAAAACTAATGACGTTATTGCAAATGAAGTGATTCACGGTCTGTGGGGAATTGGCACAGTACGTAAGAATCGATTGAAAAAAGCGGGTTACGATCCAGCAGTTATTCAAAAACTTGTTAACAAAAAAATTAAATAAATTCAAGGAGGTGAGACCATGACAGAGAGTATACTTAACAGTACCAAAAAAATTCTAGGTATTGACTCTAGTTATACGGCGTTTGACGAAGATATTATCATGCATATCAACTCTACGTTTGCAACATTAAATCAATTAGGAGTTGGACCCGTCAACGGGTTTATGATTAGCAATTCTACACCAGTTTGGAATGATATTCTAAACTCGGACCTTCGTTTAAACTCGGTAAAATCTTATGTTTATTTGAGAGTCCGCCTTCTATTTGATCCACCATCAACATCGTATGCTATGTCTGCAATTCAAGATCAAATCACAGAACTTGGCTGGAGGATTAGCACTTACAGAGAGGAGGAGGGATGGACAGCCCCGACTCAGGAGGAAGAGAGCTAGGAAAACTTGCAACCGAAAACGTTCTCGAACATTTTGGTACTAGAGGTATGCGTTGGGGAGTTCGTAAAGACACAGGCGGTGGCGGAGGCGGAGGAAGTCATAAAACCGGAGGTAATTCTGCTCATGGAACTACAAGCGTGGTTGTAACTAATCATACACCAAAAGTTGGTAGTGTAACACTAGATGCCACTAGACAACAGGCTTATATTATCAGTGCCAAAAAAGCAACTTCGGCTCAAAAAAGCAACATCAGTAAAGCCATTAAACGTGAGCTCAGTTCTTACGAACAGGCGTGGGAAATTAGAACACAAAATGAAGCGCAAGCAAGAAAACAATACGAAGAAACTGGTACTGCTGACGTATTTAAAGTTCGAGGTCTTAAACACGATGATATTCTTGAGCACGTTGGCATTCGCGGTATGCGTTGGGGCGTTAGACGAGATAATCCGTCTGGCGGTGGAGGAGGACGTGATTCAGTCACCGCAAAAATTAAACCAGGTAAAGGTATTGTTAAAATTAAGGGTGGAGGAGGAAGACTCCCAAGCGAAGACGCGTTAAATGCTGCATCTTACAAACAAAGAGCTGCAAAAAGTACTGTATCCTCACTTGATAATAAAGAATTGCAATCTTTAGTTACAAGATTAAATTTAGAACAACAATACAATAAGCTTACAGTAGAAGTAAAAACTAAAAGTGCTGGGCGAAAAGCAATTGATGCAATTCTTTTAAACGAAGGTAAGTCTCTACTCATTAAGGGTAAAGCCGGACCAATTGCTGGCCTAGTAAGTGGCGGTCTTAAAGCAACAGGTAAACATCGAGGTACGCAAACGGTTGGCAAATTAGCCGTTAAGTCTATAATGGCAGCAGGAACAGGTAAACATCGTCTTGCCTAAACAGAAACGAGGTGCATAATGGGATTATCAAATACAGCTACTCCAATATATTATGCACAATTCAGAGACTCTGTGTTAAGAGGCGACATACCAGTAAACCGAGAAATTGCACAAGAGATGAATAGAATTGATGCTTTAATTGCAAACCCAAACATGTATTACGACGATGAGGCTGTCAATGGTTTTATCCTATATTGTGAAAACGAATTAACGTTGACAGACGGAAGCGATTTGCATTTATTAGATACGTTTAAATTATGGTCTGAGCAAATTTTTGGGTGGTATTACTTTATTGAGCGTAGTGTTTATGAGCCTTCGGCAGATAATCACGGCGGAAAGTATGTTAAGAAGACAATTAAAAAGCGATTGATTACAAAACAATATTTGATTGTTGCTCGAGGCGCAGCTAAGTCTATGTATGCAGAATGCATTCAAGCATATTTTTTAAATGTTGATACTGCAACAACGCATCAAATCACAACTGCTCCAACAATGAAACAAGCTGAGGAAGTCATGGCTCCGTTTCGCACCGCTATCACGCGCGCGCGAGGACCTCTATTTAAATTTTTAACTGAAGGTTCAATGCAAAACACAACTGGTTCTAGATCTATGCGTATTAAATTAGCATCAACTAAAAAGGGAATTGAGAACTTTTTAACTGGTTCGATGCTTGAGATCCGCCCAATGGCTATTAATAAACTACAAGGCCTTCGACCAAAAGTATCTACAATTGACGAATGGCTATCTGGCGACTTAAGAGAAGACGTTGTTGGCGCAATTGAGCAAGGAGCGTCAAAATTAGATGACTATTTGATCGTAGCAATTAGTTCAGAAGGAACTGTTCGTAACGGCTCAGGTGATACTATTAAGATGGAGCTTAGTGATATTCTTAAAGGTGAATACTTTGCTCCGCATATTTCGATTTGGCACTATAAGCTTGATTCATTAGAAGAAGTTGCAGATCCAGCAATGTGGCAAAAAGCTAATCCAAATTTAGGCATTACCGTTAGTTATGAAACTTATCAACTAGACGTCGAGAGGGCTGAGAAAGCTCCAGCAGCAAGGAATGATATTCTTGCTAAACGTTTTGGTATACCCATGGAAGGTTATACATATTTCTTTACCTACGAAGAAACTTTGCCGCACAAAAAGCGTGATTTCTGGCAAATGCCATGCGCTCTTGGAGCTGACCTTTCACAGGGAGATGACTTTTGTGCTTTTACATTTTTATTCCCGCTGGGTAATGGCTTTTATGGCGTTAAGACACGTAGTTATATTTCGTCTCTTACACAAATGAAACTACCAGGAGCTATGCGTTCCAAGTATGACGAGTTTACCAAAGAAGGTAGCTTACATGTACTAGAGGGATCTGTGCTTGACATGATGGAGGTCTATGAGGACCTCGATCAGTTCATTCAAGCTTCAGAATACGACGTAAGAGCTTTAGGCTTTGACCCATATAACGCAAAAGAATTTGTGGCTCGATGGGAAGCCGAGAATGGCCCGTTTGGTATTGAGAAAGTAATTCAAGGTGCAAAAACTGAGTCTGTACCTTTGGGCGAACTAAAAATTTTAAGTGAAGAACGAATGCTTTTATTCGATCAATCACTAATGTCTTTTGCCATGGGTAATGCCATTACTTTAGAAGACACAAATGGTAACAGAAAACTTTTAAAGAAAAGACAAGAAGAAAAGATCGACAATGTAGCTGCCCTGATGGACGCTTATATTGCTTTCAAAGCGCACAAAGAGGCGTTCGAATAACTTTACACAAGAAAGGATAATAATGGCAACCGTAACCGTATTAACAGCAGCTCGAATGCTTGCAATTGAGGCAGCGTCTGTTATTTCAGGTGCAATCTCAGGCGACAACTTAATTTTAACTAAGTACGACGGTACAACTGTCAATGCCGGCAACGTTCGTGGCCCAACCGGCGCAACTGGTGCTGCCGGAGCAACAGGCGCAACGGGCGCAACCGGCGCAACAGGTGCAGCTGGTCCATCTTACAGCGTTATAACAACAGCCGGCGATTTAATTGTTGGAACTGGCGCGAATGCTGTTGCGCGTTTACCAGCAGGAACAAGCACGCACGTATTGACGGCAAACGGAGCTGGCGTTGCGCCAACGTGGCAAGCTGCAGCCGGCGGGTCTGATGGAAAAGTTATTACACAAACCGGAGCATCGTCTGCCAACAACGCTAACGGAGCAAACAACGATTACATGGTTTTAGCTTATGACGGCGCCAGTGCTGGTCAAACTTATACCAAACTTATAGGACCAAAGGCTTCGGGCGCTTGGCCTAGTAATGGACAAATTGACACTGACGGTAATCAAATTTCTTTACCTTATCGATCTAAATCTATGGCCGCAAGCGATTTAATTCCAGGTTGGCAACTTAAATATTCAACTTTTACCACTGCCGCAACAGGAACGGTACCTACAGATCTAACTCGAGATGGAACTTTTGGAGGTGCATGGTATGCAGCAACAAGCGGATCTATGGCTTATCTTGGAAGAAACCGTTACGGTTCTGTTGCTCCTTTAGCATTTTTTTCAGCAATGATTCAAATAACAACGTTACCAGAAGCTACAAGATATTTTTATATTGGACAAATTGGTTCGAGTGGTACACCTTATGGATATTGTGCTCGTATTGATAGCTCTGGCAATGTTGTTCTTCGCATGGAAGATGCATTTTCTGGGTCTGTAACACTAGATAGTGGTATGACAATTGCCGCTAATGATTGGTTATTAGTTGAAAAATTTGGACTACGTATGTCAGTGTATAAAACTGCTGGCACAGCTAGGGAATGGCTTGGACCAGAAAATGCGACGGCCACAAACCGTCCACTTAATGGAAAACTTCCTACGCAACCGAGCGATGATTCATATGGTGGTTTATTCTCAGTACAATCGTTTGGTATTGCTACCGATAGCACATCTGTCCGTGTATCTAACCCAGTGTTTCAAGGATAATAATTATGACACAATCCGCACCAACCTTACCAGAAGGTATGCAACCTCCAACTACTGAGCAATTGACTGCTTATGCTCTTGCACGCGATGCACAAAACGCTTACATTGCTGCAAAAGAACAAGCAGAACTTGATCGTCTTGCTATTCTTAACGCACCACTTGCGCCATTACCTATTACTGGCTCAACCGTTTCCGATGTAAAATCTAGTGCCGAAGCTTCGATTGCCGATCTGGCTACACAAATGCAAGCAAAGCTTGACGCCATTAGCGGTGTATAACTACCTATCTCACCTATATAAGAAGGGAGGTCATTAATGGCTAAAATGCCAAATCGTTTACGTCATGCATGGAACGCATTCTTCGAACCGAACATGTTATATGCACCATCGACGTTTGATTATGGATCTTCATATAGCGCACGACCAGATCGAACTCGCTTAAGATTATCTAGTGAAAAATCAATTATTTCCTCAATCTATAACCGTTTAAGTGTTGATACTGCCGCTGCTGAAATGCGTCACGTTCGTCTTGACGATAACGAAAGGTATCTTGAAGATATCGATAGTGGTTTAAACCAATGTTTAACAATCGAGGCAAATATTGATCAAGCTGCTCGAGCTTTTAAACAAGACATTGCTTTAACATTGTTCGATAAAGGTGTTGCGGCAATTGTTCCAATAGACACTACAATTAATCCTAGTGAGTCGGCAAGCTTCGATATCAAAACACTTCGCGTAGGTGAGATTGTTGAATGGTATCCAAAACATATCAAAATTAGTCTTTACAATGAAGCTATTGGTAGACGCGAAGACATTGTTTTGGAAAAGAAATTTGTTGCGGTAGTCGAGAACCCTTTTTATTCAGTAATGAACGAACCAAACTCAACTTTGCAACGATTAATCAATAAACTAAACTTGCTTGATGCTGTCGACCAACAATCAAGTTCTGGCAAATTAGATTTAATTATTCAGTTGCCATATGTTATCAAATCTGAAGCTCGTCGCGACCAAGCAGAAAAAAGACGACAAGATATTGAAGCACAGTTAAAAGGTAGCCAATATGGCATTGCATATACAGACGGTACTGAGAAAATTACGCAATTAAATAGGCCCGCCGAAAACAATTTGCTGGCACAGGTTGAATACTTGACCACTATGCTATATGGACAACTTGGTTTAACAGCTGAAATTATGAATGGAACGGCCGATGAGATAACAATGCTAAATTATCATGCTCGAACTATTGAACCAATTCTTTCATCAATTGCAGAAGCTATGCGTAGAACTTTTCTTACAAAAACTGCTCGTTCACAAAAACAATCTATTGTTTTCTTTAGAGATCCATTTAAGTTGGTCCCAATTAATAGTATTGCTGACATTGCTGATAAGTTTACGCGAAATGAAATCTTAACAGCCAATGAAGTAAGATCTCTTATTGGTTTTAAGCCATCTCCAGAACCAAAAGCTGAGCAACTTGTCAATAGTAACATGCCACAACAATCCACGGACAATCCACTTGCCGGTGCCCCAGGTGAAGACCCTGTCGACACTACTCTCAACGATGTTGGGAGTAAAATCGACAATCTCCTTGCTGATTTAGGAGTTGATCCAAATGCTCCAGCCTGATCCGAGCAACAAACTTCTGCACGAGTACGACCCAGTAGCCGCTAGGGAGTACTACCTCCGTACAAGGGAACTCAAAGGCCGAAAGAAGGGCCTAGCCAAGCAAGTGTCAGACAGAACGCCTAGCAGTAAGCCTGCCGGACAGACGGCAACGCTTGGCATTAAGCCTGCCGGACCGACGGCCACGTCAAAAGCCGTTGCCAAGAGTGCCCAGGTAAGGAAGGTTAGGGCTGAAAAGGTTCGAGTGCTTCACGCTAAGTTTGAGCGCTTGAAAAAGATCATGGAGAACCTCCGAAAGGAGTTAAGGGATGCAGAAAGCAAGTCCCCCGAAAAGTCTTCCTTAGCCAAGTCTGGAGATTCAAAGAAGGCCGCACCTGATAAGCCACAAACGGCGGAACAGAAGCGGAAGGCCAAGGTAGCTTACGAAAAACTTAAGAAAAAAGAGGCCGTTCCTGCTAATGATGTCCAGGTACTTCGTGAAAAGATCGCAAAGATCGAAAAAACAATCCAAGAAATTCGAGCCGATCTTGAAGCGGCAAAGCAAAAGCAGACCAAGAAGGCGGCACCGAGCCGTTAACCACTAACTGAAAGGAGACTGTCAAAATGGAAGCTGATTTTAGTGGCTATGCCACCAAAGCAGGTCTCAAGTGCTCTGACGGTCGGACGATTATGCCCGATGCGTTTAAGCATATGGACGGACTAACTGTACCACTCGTATGGCAACACAGCCACAATGAACCAACTAACGTTCTTGGCCATGCTGTACTTGAAGCACGTAATGATGGCGTTTATGCGCATGGCTTTTTTAATTCTACGCCAACGGCAGAGAATGCAAAAGCTCTCGTGGAACATAACGACATTGTTTCTTTGTCAATCTATGCAAACCAACTTGTTGAGAAGAGCAAGAATGTGCTTCACGGAGTGATTCGCGAAGTTAGTCTTGTGTTGTCTGGAGCAAATCCAGGAGCCCTTATTGACAATGTAAGTATTCGTCACTCAGATGGAGACATTGAAGATCTTGAAGACGAAGCAATCATTTACACCGGTTTAAAGCTATTGCACGCCGACAGCACTACAACGTCAAATGAACCAGCAGGCCTAACCATTCAAGAGATTTATGACGGGTTCACTGACGAACAAAAAAACGTTGTCGATTTTATTGTTGGAGCAGCCGTAGAAGCAAGTGGTAATACAATGCAACAATCAGGTCTTGAGACAGATGAAATTACTGAGATTTATGAAGCAGCATCTGAAGAAATTGTTACAGAAACCCCCGCAAACGAGGATGAGTCTACCGAGAACGATTCCTTGCCAGTAGCACCTACAGAGAACGTTACAGAAGACGTTCTTGAACATCAGAAAGGTACACAGATGAGCCACAATGTTTTCGAGCAGGCTGGAAGCTCCTCACCGCAGGACCGTCCAAGTTTGACTCACGCGCAACTCTCTACAATTGTTGAAGATGCGCAAAAGCTTGGATCTTTTAAGGAATCGTTTCTTGCTCACGCCGTAGAGTATGGCATCGAGAACATCGATTACCTTTTCCCAGATGCAAAGACCATCGACGGATCTCCGGAGTGGGTTGCACGAAGGATGGAATGGGTCAGTGTTGTTATTAACGGCGCTAAGAAGAACCCATTCTCACGTATCAAGACCATGTCTGCTGACATCACGCTTGATACTGCACGTGCAAAGGGATATGTTAAGGGAAGCCTGAAGAAGGACGAATGGTTTGCTTTGTCGAAGCGAGTCACGACTCCGACGACCATCTACAAGAAGCAGAAGTTAGACCGTGACGACATTGTCGACATTACCGACCTTGACGTTGTTGCTTGGTTGAAGGCCGAAATGCGAATTATGCTTGACGAGGAACTTGCTCGTGCTGCATTGATTGGTGACGGCCGTGAGATTGACGATGAGGACAAGGTAAACGAGACCAACATTCGTCCAATTGCATTTGATGATGATTTCTACACGCACAAGGTAACCGTTGCAAACAACGTCGTTGGCGATGGAATTGTTGACGCAATTGTAAACGCTCGTCCCGCATACCGCGGAATGGGTAACCCTACTATGTTTACGACTGAAGCTTTGCTTAACTCGTTGCTGTTGGTTAAGGACACCACTGGTCGTCGTATCTACCCAACTGTCACTGATTTGTCTGCTGCTTTGCGTGTGTCTAACATTGTTACAGTTCCAGTAATGGAAGGCGTCCAGACTAACACTGGAGACCTCCTTTGCGTGCTGGTTAACATGAGCGACTACACGTTTGGTGCCGACCGTGGCGGAAACATCTCAATGTTTGATGACTTTGACATCGATTACAACCAGTACAAGTACTTGATCGAGACCCGTGTTTCTGGTACTCTCACCAAGTTCAAGACCGCTATTGCGGTATCTCGTTCAACTGCTGGTAGCTTGGTCACACCAGGCGTCCCAACGTTTAATGTTAGCACTGGTGTCTTGACTATTCCGTCAACGGCTAACGTTGTCTACAAGAATGGTGTTACTGGAACGACCTTTACTGCTGGAGCACAAACTGCAATTGCTTCCGGCGCAACCGTCACTGTGGAAGCTACGCCAGCAACTGGCTACTACTTCCCACACAACTTTGACGCTGACTGGTCATTCACTCGCTCCTAATTAAGGAATATAATGGCGAAGTTTTATGGTAAGGTCGGTTATGGAGAAACTGTTGAATCTGCCCCTGGTGTATGGGAAGACACCATTGTTGAGTATTATTACTATGGAGACGTGGTAACAAATAGTCGTAAGTTGCAAGATTCAGAGTATTTAAATAGCGATCTTACAGTAGGTAATTCTATAAGTATTGTTGCTGATGCCTATGCAAATGAACACTTCTTTGCCATGCGTTATATTCAGTGGGCGGGGACTTTGTGGGTTGTTTCAGATATTGAAGTGCAAAGTCCCCGTCTACTCCTTCGTTTGGGAGGTGTTTATAATGGCCCCAGACCCGCGCCGTCTTGAGCTGCAAACTTTACTAGAATCTAAATTAACAACTGATAAAGTATATTTTCAGCCACCAAGTAATGTGCAAATGGAGTATCCTTGCATTGTTTATAATTTAGATAATTATAATACAAAGTATGCAAGCAACAAACTATATAATTACAAAAAACGTTATTCAGTTACAGTTATTGATCGCAATCCAGATAGTAATATACCCGAAAAAATTTTAGCGTTATCTTTATGCTCTTTTAATCGAGCGTTTATAAAAGACGGGTTAAATCATACAGTTTTTACACTTTTCTTCTAGAAAGGAAGAATTATGGCTAAGCTTTTATGGGACCAAACCTCAGAGCGCAAGTATGAAAACGGCATTGACCGTGGCGTTCTGTATATTCCAACTTCTGGCATTTATAGTGCTGGTTATGCTTGGAACGGTCTCACCACAGTTACTGAAAGTCCTTCCGGAGCCGAACAAACTCCGTTGTATGCAGATAACATTAAGTACTTGAACTTGACTTCCACCGAAGAGTTTGGTGGAACGATTGAGGCTTACACGTACCCTCAAGAATTTGAACAATGCGATGGTACGGCAACCGCGTCGACTGGTGTAACTATTGGACAACAAACTCGTAGTTCTTTTGGTTTGTCATACCGCACCAAAATTGGAAACGATCTTACGGATGACGCCGGTTACAAGTTGCACTTGGTTTACGGCGCAAAGGCTATGCCAAGCGAGAAGGCATATGCTACGATTAACGATTCTCCTGAGGCTTTGACTTTCAGTTGGGAATTCATGACGACTGCTATTGATGTTACTACTAATAATTACAAGCGAACCTCGTTGCTAACGATTGATTCTACCAAGGTCCAATCAGCCAACCTCACTACGCTTGAGGATGCCCTGTATGGTACTGCCGGTACAACCGCTCGTTTGCCGTTGCCAGACGAAGTCTTTACAATGTTTGCTGGCTCCCAAACGCTTGTTACTCCAACGGCACCAACATTTGTTAGTTCCACCGGAGTTATTACTATTCCGGCAGTTACCGGTGTTACTTACCGTCGCGCCGACACAAACGCGGTTGTTGTTGCAGGTGCTATGTCTGCAATTCCGTCGCTTAGTACACTTGTCATTCGGGCCACGCCATCTAGCGGTGCTTACAAGTTTACTGCTGGATCTGACGATGACTGGTCGTTCACTCGCACCACGTAATCTAAATAAGGAAGGAGGTCAGGGAATGCTCACACTAACAATTCTTGGTACAGAAGTTTTTAATAACGACACTCAAGAGTTTGATACGGTTGGCGACATA